AGCAGCCCCACCCTGATAACACCTGCTTTGGGAACACCTTCAAGTGTGACATTGACCAATGCCACAGGTCTTCCAGTATCCACTGGTATCAGTGGTCTAGGTACAGATGTTGCCACCTTCTTGGCCACACCAAGTTCAGCCAATCTTGCATCTGCTTTGACTGATGAAACAGGCACTGGCGCTCTGGTGTTTGCCAACACGCCTACATTGGTCACACCTGTTCTTGGTACACCCACCAGCGGTACATTGACCAACTGTACTGGATTGCCGGTATCTGGCATCACAGCTTCCACTTCAACAGCTCTAGGTGTGGGTAGTGTTGAATTGGGTCATGCCACAGACACCACCATCAGTCGTGTATCAGCAGGTGTAGTGGCAATTGAAGGAGTGAACATTGTCACCACTTCATCAACTGACACACTCACCAACAAGACCTTAACATCACCCACATTAACAACGCCTGTGCTGGGAACTCCAAGTTCAGGTACATTGACCAATTGCACAGGTCTTCCCATCTCCTCAGGTGTGTCAGGTCTAGGTACAGGTGTTGCCACCTTCTTGGCCACACCAAGTTCTGCTAACTTGGCTTCGGCTGTCACAGATGAAACAGGTTCTTCAACTTTGGTGTTCAGTGCGTCACCTACATTCACTGGCACTGTAAATGCTGCCAACTTGATACTGAGTGGTGATTTGACTGTGAGCGGTACCACCACCACAGTGAACAGCAACACAGTAACCATTGGTGACAACATCCTTGTGTTGAACAGTGATGAAACAGGTACACCATCACAGAACGCAGGTATTGAAGTGGAACGTGGTACATCACCCAATGCTAGTGTGACTTGGGATGAAACCAATGACAATTGGACGGCAGGTCTAACTGGTTCTGAAGTTCCATTGGTAACCACCACTGGCACTCAAACACTTACCAACAAGACCATCAGTGGTAGCAGCAACACCCTAAGCAACATTGCCAACGCCTCACTAACCAACAGCACCATCTCAGGTATATCACTGGGAAGCAATTTAAGTGCATTAACCATCAGCACAGGATTGTCTGGTACCAGTTATAATGGTTCTAGTGCTGTTACAATAGCCATTGACAGCACAGTGGCAACATTAACAGGGTCACAAACTCTTACTAACAAAACATTAACTGAGCCCATTATCAGTAGCATCAGTAATACAGGAACTTTAACACTTCCCACCAGCACTGATACACTAGTCGGTCGTGCCACCACAGATACATTAACCAACAAGACACTTACCAGCCCTACATTAACAACACCTGTATTAGGTACTCCAAGTTCAGGCACATTGACCAGTTGTACAGGTCTTCCAGTATCCACTGGTATCAGTGGTCTAGGTACAGGTGTTGCCACCTTCTTGGCCACCCCCTCATCATCCAACTTGGCCTCGGCTGTCACAGATGAAACAGGTTCAGGTGCCTTGGTGTTTGCAACCAGTCCCACATTGGTCACACCCGTGCTGGGAACTCCAAGTTCAGGTACATTGACCAGTTGTACTGGATTGCCTGTGTCCACAGGTATCAGTGGTCTAGGTACAGGTGTTGCCACCTTCTTGGCCACACCAAGTTCTGCTAACTTGGCTTCGGCTGTCACAGATGAAACAGGTTCAGGTGCCTTGGTGTTTGCAACCAGCCCAACACTTGTGACACCAGTTCTAGGCACACCTGCCAGCGGTACATTGACCAATTGCACAAGTCTTCCTGTGTCTGGCATCACAGCTTCCACTTCAACCGCATTAGGTGTGGGTAGCATTGAATTGGGTCATGCCACCGATACTACAATTGCCAGAGGTTCCGCAGGCACTGTAACCATTGAAGGTGTCACTGTGGCTACAGCCAGCAACACCTTGACCATGACCAACAAGAGCATTGGTGGTGATGGTATTGGTTTCAATGGTAGCACCAGTGGTACCACTACTGTGAAGGCAACTGCGGCCGCAGGTACCACCACCATCACATTCCCAGCCACCACAGGCACTGTGGTCACCACAGGTGATTCTGGCACTGTCACCAACACCATGTTGGCAGGAAGTATTGCAAATAATAAATTAGCAAATAGCACCATTTCAGGTATATCACTTGGTAGTAACTTAGCAACATTAACTATTGGGTCTGGTCTGTCTGGTACCAGTTATAATGGTTCTAGTGCCGTTACCATAACCAACTCGGGTGTCACTAGCAATGCGGCAGGCACAGGTGTTTCAGTGTCCGGTTCCACAGGTGCCGTTACCATCAGCATTGGACAAGCAGTAGCTACTGGTTCTAATGTACAATTCAACTCTTTGGGTGTGGGTACAGCAGGCTCAGGAACAGCAGGTGAAATCAGAGCCACCAATGAAATCACCGCTTTCTATTCAGATGTTCGCCTCAAGAACTTACATGGCACCATTGACAACGCACTACACAAGGTGATGTCTCTAAGTGGTTACTACTTCACAGAAAATGAAGTAGCCAAATCACTAGGGTACACCAACGACAAACAACAAGTGGGTGTGAGCGCACAAGAAGTGGAAGCTGTGCTTCCTGAAGCTGTGGCTCCAGCACCTATTGATGAAAAATATCTCACTGTGAAGTACGAAAAGTTAGTTCCTCTCTTGATTGAAGCCATCAAGGAACAACAAAAGAAGATTGAAGAATTAGAAGCTAAAATCAATAAGCAATAAGGTAACCAATCATGGCAATCACAACTCGCCAAGAATTAAAAGATTACTGCCTTCGCCGCCTTGGATTTCCTGTTATTGAAATCAATATTGATGATGACCAGCTGGAAGACAGAGTGCAAGATGCCATTGATTACTGGAGTGAATATCATTTTGATGGTGTGGAGCGTGTGTATCTGAAAGCACAAGTAGAAGCAACAGAGGTTCGTTTGTCCACCATCTTTGCTTCACAATTCACCATTAATGAAACCATCACTGGTGCCACCTCAGGCGCCACTGCCAAGGTGTATGAGGTGAAAACCAGTAGCATCTTAAAGGTTCGAACAGTTCGAGGCACCTTTGTGAATGGAGAAACCATCACTGGCAGCACATCTGGGTTCTCCACCACATTACATGCTACTGCAGCTTACACAGAAAAAAGTTGGACCTCAGGTAATTTTGCTGTCGCAGAAGCTGTCACAGGTGTGATTCGTGTGTTGCCTTTTGGTGACGCAGGTAGCAGTCGCGCCAGCACCAACATCTTTGATGTAGTGTATCAGTTTCGGTTGAATGATATGTACAACTTGTTGTCCTCAGATATCATCTACTATCAACAAGTGAAACAACATCTTCAACTGTTGGATGACATATTTGCAGGTTCTCGCACCTTCACCTTCAACAGAAAGAAAGACATCATTCATCTGGATGTGGACATGGACACCACATTTAACGAGGAAAATTTCGTGGTGTTTGAAGTGTATCGTGCCTTGGATCCAGAAGTCTACACAGAAATCTACAATGATATGTTTCTTCGCCGCTATGTGACATCTCTTATCAAGCGTCAATGGGGTGAGAACTTGAAGAAATTTGGTGGTATGCAACTGCCAGGTGGTGTTGTCTTGAACGGACAAATCATCTATGATGAAGCACTTGCTGAAATCAATGAACTGGAAAGAGAAATGCAATCCCGATACGAGTTGCCTGTTGACTTAATGGTAGGCTAACATGGCCACCAATTTTTATTTTCAAAGTGGTAGCTCACAGGGAACCACAAACGAACAACGGCTCCTGGAAGACCTCATCATTGAAAGCATCAAGATATATGGCCATGATGTGTACTATCTGCCACGCACCTCAGTGAAACAAGATGAAATTCTAGGTGAAGATGTGTTGAGTCGTTTTGAAAATGCCTACCCTATTGAAATGTATCTCACCAACATTCAAGGGTGGGATGGTGACAGAGAAATATTCACCAAGTTTGGTATTCAAGTCACAGACCAAGCCACATTCGTGGTGTCCAAGCGTCGTTGGGAAGATGCCGTGGGGAATGCACCAGATGAACTGTTGCAAATTCCTAGTCGTCCTGCTGAAGGAGATTTGATTTATTTTCCTCGCACCCAGGCCCTATTTGAAATCAAGTTTGTGGAACATTTGAATCCTTTCTATCAACTGAACAAGTTCTACATCTACAGCATGAGTTGTGAATTGTATCAATACAGCTCAGAGAAGTTTGACACAGGCATTGATGAGATTGATGAAGCAGAAACAAGAAATTCACAAGATGTGTTCGAGTACAACATCTTGATGGAATCAGGAGATTTATTGTTGTTGCAATCTGGATTCAGCATCGTGCAAGAAGGATTCGGTACACGTGCCTTGGTGCCATTCAGTGACAATGAATCCATAGAAACTGAAGGTCAAGACATCCTGGATTTCAGTGACATCAATCCCTTTGGTGAATACTAATGTTCAAGGGTAAATATTTCTATCATCAACACATCCGAAGAGCCATTATTGCCTTTGGAACATTGTTCAACAACATACAAATTCGTAGAAACAATGATGAAGATGAAACTGTGCAAAGTTTATTTGTGCCATTGAGTTATGCTCCTAAACAGAAATTCATTGACCGTATTCGTGAAGCACCAACACTGGAACCAGGTCGTGCCACATTTGCCATCACCTTACCTAGAATTGGTTTTGAAATCACCAACTTCACTTACGACCCATCTAGAAAACTAGCGGTCAGACAGAATGTTCGTGCTGTGGATGAGTCAGGTAACTCAGCCACAGGTGTTCGATATTCATTCGTGTCCACTCCCTACAACATGGGCATCAGCATGAGTGTGTTTGTCAAGAATCAAGAGGATGGATTACAAATCATTGAACAGATTCTTCCCTATTTCAATCCAGATTTCAATGTCACCATCAACACCATTCCTGAACTGGGTGTGAAAAATGACTTGCAAATTGTACTAGATAATGTATCATATCAGGATGACTGGGAAGGTAGTTTTAACAAACGTTTGAGTGTCATCTGGGATTTAAATTTCACTGTGAAGTTGAATTTGTATGGCTATGTTCGAGATGCCAGCCTCATCAAGAAGGTCATTCAGAACCTCTATGCTGATCCTACATTGTTGGCAGGACGTTTGCCAGGCAACACTCAGGTGGGCACCAAAATTACCACAGAACCAGATCCCCTCACAGCTCTTCCCTCAGATGATTACGGTTACATTCAAGAGTTTGATGACATCTATACAGGTGAATAATGACATTTGATAATTTAAATAATAAATTCAATGTGATGAAAACTGAAGAAGAAGTGAACACTGTGGTGCCTGTGGCATTGGAAGATGATGCAGCTCACGCCAGAGAGACACTTCGAACATTGATTGACAAGGGTAATGAAGCCATTGATGGCATTCTTCATATTGCCAAAAACAGTGACCATCCTCGTGCCTATGAAGTGGCAGGACAACTCATCAAAACCGTGTCTGACACAGCTAAGGATTTACTTGAAGTACAGAAACGCAAGAAAGACTTGGAAAAAGAGGACAAGCCAAAAATACAAACACAGAACAATTTGTTTGTGGGCTCCACACATGAATTGTTGAAGGCAATGAAACAGGCACAAGAGCCTGTGACCATTGAGGATTCGAATGCTGGATAACACCTCATATCATGGCAATCCCAATTTAAAATCCATCGGGTATCAGCATCAATTCACTCCAGAAGAAATTCAGGAGGTTATGAAATGTCAGCAAGACCCAGTGTATTTCATTGAGAACTATTGTCACATTGTATCACTGGACAAAGGTTTGGTGAAGTTCAAATTGTATGATTGTCAGAAAAACAAAGTGAGCATCATTCTGAACAACAGAAAAGTGGTGCTGATGGAAGGTCGTCAGCAAGGCAAAACCATCACATCTGCTGCCTGTATTCTTTGGTACACTCTGTTTCAGGAAAGCAAAACAGTAGCCATTCTTGCCAACAAAGGTAGTGCCGCTCGTGAAGTGTTGGACCGTTATCAAATCATGTATGAGCATCTACCCATCTGGATGCAACAGGGTGTTCGTACCTGGAACAAAGGTAACGTAGAACTGGAGAATGGCAGCAAGGTGTTCACAGCCGCCACAACAGCTTCAGGTATTCGTGGTAAATCTGTGAACTGGTTGTACATTGATGAAGCCGCTATTATTCCCAACAACGTGGCAGATGAATTCTTTGCTTCTGTGTACCCCACCATTTCTGCCGGTACCACCACGAAGATTCTGCTGACATCCACCCCTCTGGGATACAATCATTTCTGGAAGTTCTGGAACGAAGCAGAAAAGGGTAAGAATGGGTTCGTTTCACACTTCATCCCATACTGGGAGATTCCTGGAAGAGATGATATCTGGGCTGAGGAACAATTTCGAACACTGGGTGAAGTGAAGTTCAATCAGGAAGTGTTGTGTGAGTTTCTGGGATCCAGCAACACGTTGATTAATGGCAGAACGTTGGCACAAATGAGTAGTATGGATCCTGTGTATACGAATGAGATGGGATTGTTGTTGTACGAAGAACCCAACCGAGAACACACCTATGTCATCACTGTGGACGTGTCCCGGGGTATTGGAGGTGACTATTCGGCGTTCACTGTTGTGGATGTCACAGATATACCTTACAAACTGGTGGGGAGATTCAAGAACAACACCATTGCTCCCATGTTGTTTCCAGAAGTGATACGTAAAACAGCCAAAGATTACAACAATGCCATGGTGCTGGTGGAAACCAATGACATTGGAGGACAGATTGCTGACATCTTGTATTCAGAACTGGAGTATGAAAACATCTTGAGCACAGTGAAGGAGAACAATCAAACCTACATCAGTCCTGGGTTTTCCAAGTCCACCACTCTGGGCGTCAGAACCACCAAAACAGTGAAACGTCAAGGGTGTTTCGCCATCAAAAGTTTACTGGAAGAGAAAAAACTAAATATATTTGATGCCGACACCATCCATGAATTCTCTACATTCGTGGAAAAGAGTGGCAGTTACGTGGCTGATGAAGGTTACCACGACGATTTGGTGATGACTTTGGTTCTGTTTGGATGGCTGACCACCAATCAGTATTTCAGGGAACTCACGGATGTGAATGTCCGTGAAAGAATTTACAAGCAACAGATGCTGCAAATTGAGGATGAATTGACTCCTTTTGGATTCATAGACGATGGTAATGTTGAGGAAACGTTCGTGGTCGATAATGTTGTATGGTCCACAGACAAAAATTTGCCATGGAAGATAGATAA